ATGCTAGACGTTGCTGCTGCATCTACAGCGGTGATGTCACTAGCGGCTTGGCTACCACCTACAGCGTCACTGCTGACTATTGTGTGGCTAGGTATAAGGATATACGAGTCAGATACTGTGCAGAAAATAGTACACGGAAAAAAGAAACAGCTTGACAAACGAGACTAAATAGTGTATAATATATGAGTATTTTAAATAGTTTGATAGGGCCAGTGACTGGACTTTTAGATAAGTTCATAGAGGATAAAGACAAAAAGAACGCTATAGCTTTTGAACTATCTACTATGGCTGAGAAGCATGCTCAAGAACTACTTAAGGGTCAGCTAGAGGTCAACAAGACTGAGGCTGCACACAAGAGTTTATTTGTCGCAGGCTGGCGGCCAGCCATAGGATGGATATGTGGACTGGCTTTATTCTATTCTACTATCCTAGCTCCAATACTAGGCATCTGGTTTACTGTCCCACCTGTTGATAGCTCCTTACTTACAAGTGTACTGATGGGTATGCTAGGCTTAGGCGCTATGCGCACAGTGGAAAAAACTAAGAACGTACAGAGAGAACGATAATGGCGAGAGGCCCTAGACCTTTTATGTTTCAACCTTTTATCCAAGAAGAGTTTGTCGACTTGGGTGTGAATCCGTATGCAGCTCAAACAGGATTACAAAGTTTAGACTTAACAGACGATGTGGTAGACGCTATTGTTAACAATTTGTTACAAGATAGAGATAACTCTGATACGGTTTTTATCAACGGTAGATCATCTGATGATATAGCTGGCGATATGGCAGATTATTTGTTATCTCGTGCTGGTGACGTAAAAATTAAAACCGTGGATGACAGAGACCTTTACCCAACAGGCGTGACCCCAGAGACTCCTATAGTAGAAGAGGAACTTGAGTTTGAGTACGATGTAGAGCCTATTGTGTATGTTCCGCCTACAGATTCTACTACAGATACTTCAAGTACTACAGATTCTACTACAACTTCTACTACAGACACTACAGACACTACAGACACTACAGATACTACAGACACTACAGACACTACAGACACCACAGACACTACAGATACCACAGACACTACAGATACCACAGATACTACAGATACCACAGACACTACAGATACCACAGACACTACAGATACCACAGACACTACAGATACCACAGATACTACAGATACCACAGACACTACAGATACCACAGACACTACAGATACCACAGACACTACAGACACTACAACTACGCCTGCTGGACAAGAAACAAATGACGGCACTTATGCTGGCGTAGAGTTTGAAGACCCTAGAGGTTTAGACGGAAAAACTCCTTTTGACGATAGACAAGAAACTTTAGACATTCTTCTTGAACAGGGAAGAGTAGTTATTATAAACTCTCCCGAAGATAACGTCTGGGGCAGAGGTACTTGGGAGGTTATAATAGATGGTGTAAGGCAGAATGTAGACTGGGAGAATAAACGTGTTTCTTATCCAGACCCAGCGCCTACGCCTACGCCAACACCGACACCAACACCGTCGACTACCTCTACGCCTGCGCCTACGGCTACTCCCTCGCCTACGCCTATAGCTATAAACGTAAACGTTGATCCGTTTTCTAAAGACCCTTTTAAGGAAGACCCTTTTCCTAGTTCTGTAGATGATACAGACCCTACGCCTACGCCTACGCCTACTACAGGCACTACAGGCACTACGGGTACTACAGGCACTACAGGCACTACAGGCACTACAGGCACTACAGGCACTACAGGCACTACGGGTACCACGGGTACTACAGGCACTACGGGTACCACGGGTACCACGGGTACTACAGGTACTACAGGTACTACAGGTACTACAGGTACTACAGGTACTACAGGTACAGACGGCGCTGATGGTGCTGATGGTGCTGATGGCGCTGATGGCGCTGATGGTGCTGACGGCGCTGACGGAGAAGATGGAGAAGATGGAGAAGATGGGGAGCAAGGAGAGCAGGGCCAACGAGGCTTAACCGGCGCGTCTCCAACACGAACTACAGACTCTCTTTTCAGAGACATGTTACAATTAGAAACACAAATAGGAGCTACACAGGAGCTTGTTAATCCTTTTACTTTTGTTCCTGTTCCTTCAGCACAACAAACTTTACAACGAGCACCACAGTTACGCACCAGACCTCCGGGCATGCTGACTAATAACGCTTTACTACAAAGGTCTAGATAATAATGACATACTTACAATTAGTCAACAGCGTATTGCGTAGACTCAGAGAAGACGAAGTAACATCAGTTTCTCAGAACAGCTACTCTAAACTTATTGGAGAGTTTGTTAATGATGCCAAGCGTACTGTAGAAGACTCCTACGACTGGACAGCTCTGCGTACTACACTGACTGTAACCACAGACGACACAACCTTTAACTATGTGTTGACTGGTTCACAGAACAGGATGAAGCTGCTGGACGTTATTAACGACACCTCAGACTTCTTCATGCAGTACCGTCCTTCTCGCT